AGGTGAAGCCGATGACATTATTGACTTCTCTGAGATTGATCCATTTAGTGAAAGCATTAGTACTCAGGATTCATAAGCATGGCAATTGCAAATCATTTCTACAACGAAACGACAAGAAAATACGTCGCATTATTTGGTACAATCTTTAATCAGTTAAAGATTACCAGAAAAGATAATGCAGGTACTACAACACAATCTATGCTTGTGCCTTTGTCATACGCTCCATTCCAAAAAGTTCTTGCAAGATTAAATCAAGATCCAGATCTATTAAATAGCCGTAGAACAGCAATTCGTTTGCCACGTATGTCTTTTGAGGTTACAAGTATTACATACGATCCAAGCCGTAAAGTTGCTTCTACGCAAAAAATGCGCAAGTCGTCTGCTGAATCAGAAGGTTCTCGTGCATTTATGTACGCTTCAGTTCCATATAACTTAGACTTTTCTTTGTATATTATGACAAAATATCAAGAAGATGCTACTCAGCTAATGGAGCAGATCCTGCCATTCTTCACACCAGATTGGACTGTGTCGGCCAAAATGGTACCAGACATAGATCCTATTGATATACCAGTAGTGCTCAACAGCGTCACTACAGAGGATCTGTATGAGAACGATTTTGAAACTCGCCAATCAATTCTTTATACTTTAAGCTTTACATTAAAAGGATTTTATTTTGGTCCTCAAAAGCAAAAGAAAGTAATTAAGTTTATTGAAGCAAATATGTACACCGATACTGGTGCTAATACTGCAATTGAAGAACGAGTAATTATTAAACCTGGTATGGATGCTAATGGCAATCCTATTACACTTAGAGGTGAGGAAGCTACCGCGACTGCAACTATTGCAAATGGTAGAGTTGATACAATTACAATTGATAGTGATGGACAAGGATACGCTTCAGCGCCTACAGTTACAATCAGTGCACCAACTACAACAAATGCTTCTGCAAATTTAAGTATTTCAAATACAGAAATTTCCTCTGTTACTGTTATTGATGGCGGTGGATATTATAGTTCTACACCAAACGTTCTCTTTTCAGATCCTGACTTACCAGCGAATACCGCAACGGGTGAAGCAGTCATTGGTCAAAATGGAGATATTACAGGTGTTACAATTACAAACGCTGGTAGATTATATGCTTCTGCCAATGTTTCAATTAGTGAACCGCCTGATCGTTCAGAACAAATTAAATTTGGTACAGATGCACTATGGCATGATGCTGACGATGATGAAGAAATTGTACACACTACAACTGCAAACTTTGTTTCTGCTGGTTCTGGTTTTGCGATTGAATTTTGGATTTATCCTACAGAAGTTCCAGCATCGGGTGTTCACAACGTTTTACATTTTGATGGAACAACAATGCGAATTGAGATTGAGCCTGATAGAGAAATCGTATATCGTCCAGCATACAATGGTCCACCAGTTCGCTCAACGCCAGAGCTTTTAAACTTAAATGAATGGAACCATGTAAGATTAGAACACTACGCAGGTAATGCTCGTTGGTTGGTAAACGGCAATGTAGATGCTGGTGAAAATGCTGCTTCTGGATTCTTGCTAGGTGGTGGCGTTGATATGATTATGGGTCAAAGAAATTCTACGCCAAGTTTTAAAGGTGCTGTGGATAACTTAATTATTGATAATCCTATTGCAGGTCCTACACCGGTTGGAACTTATACTGTGCCAACAACAGCAGGTACGGGATCTTATCTAACACTTAACTTTGAAAAGCAACCTGCTTCTGCAAACGTAACAGTAACTGATGGTGAAGTTACCGCAGTAAACATTATAGATGGTGGTGCCAATTATGGAAACACAACACCAGTAATTACATTTACAGATCCTAATGATGTTGCATCGAGCTTTAGAGCTACCGCAACCGCGACTCTTACTAACGGTGTTGTAACTGCGATAAATATTACTGATTCCGGTAAATTCTATGAAACAGCAAACGTAACAATTGATGCAGCAGCAGCCATTACAGCGCAAGCTACAGCAACGATAGATTCCCACGGCGATGTTTCAGCTATTACAATTACAAATCCTGGCGCAGGATACGCAGCCGTTCCAACAGTAACGATTTCAGATCCATCTTCAGCGTCTGTACCGTATGATGAAATTGAATTTGATGATAACTGGGGTATTATTACAATATTTGAGGATGTATAATGAATCAAGATGATAAAATTTCTTCAGCGCTAGGCATTAGACCTTTGTCAGAAGTTGAACAAGAAGTTTCTGAAGAAAATGATAAGCTTGACAATCCGATTGTCGAAGTAGAAGAATCAAGTCCGCCTGCATTAATTGATAATTTCGAAACTCAAGAAGAGAATCTTAGAGATTTAGAAACTGCTCGTCAAAATATTCAAGGCGTTATGGAAACTGGCGAAGAAGCAATGAGAGAAATGCTTGAAATTGCAAAACAATCTGAGCATCCAAGAGCTTTCGAAGTTGTTTCTACTTTAATGAAAACCGTATTAGACGCAAACAAAGATTTTGCTGATATGTCTTCGAAGAAAAGATTTGTAAAAGAAGAAATCAATGGGCCTAAAGAAAATGCTCAAACAAACGTGACGAATAATAACTTAATTGTATCAACTGCTGATTTATTGAAAATGATTAAAGGCGAGAATGAAGATGGGTGACGGCTACTTAGGTAATCCTAATCTTAAGAAAATTGCTGAACAAATAGAATGGACTCCTGAACTATTACAGGAATATATGAAGTGTGCTCAAAACCCGATATATTTTGCATCGCAATACATTAAAATTGTACACGTAGATAAAGGATTAATTCCTTTTGAAATGTATGATTATCAAAAAGAAATTTGTGATAAAATTTTTAATAATCGAAGAGTGTCTGTCCTTACCGCTCGTCAGTCTGGTAAAACGACTACGGCTGTCGCCGTAATTCTTCACTACATTTTATTTAATGAATATAAGACTGTAGCCATCCTTGCGAATAAAGGAGATGCATCGAGAGAGGTTATGGCAAGGGTTAAATTAGCCTTTGAAGCATTACCAAAATGGCTCCAGCAAGGTGTAGAAGAATGGAATAAGGGCAATATTGCTTTAGAAAATGGGTGTCAAGTATTGGCTGGTACTACATCTTCTAGCGCAATTCGTGGTAAATCTGTTAACTTTCTTTATCTAGATGAGGTAGCTTTCATCGAGGGATACGATGAGTTTTTTGCTTCAGTATACCCAACAATTTCTTCGGGTGAATCCACGAAGCTTCTGATGACCTCTACGCCCAACGGATTGAACCACTTTTGGAAAACATGTAAGGGTGCAAAAGAAGGCACAAACGGCTACGAATACGTAGAAGTAATGTGGTATGATGTTCCTGGCCGGGATGAAAAATGGAAAAAAGAAACAATTGAATCTTTAGATCATGACGCAGAAAAGTTTGCACAAGAATACGAATGCCAATTTCTTGGTAGTTCTGGTACTCTAATTAGTGGTGCCGCTCTTAAAACATTGTATCCAGAAACTCCTATAGCTCAAGGCGAAGGATTTGTACAATACGAAAAACCCGAAAAGGGCAAACAGTACGTAATTACTGCGGATGTTGCAAGAGGTAAAGGTCTAGACTATTCGACATTTAACATATTTGATATATCAGAAATGCCATACAGGCAAGTAGCAGTATTTAGAGATAACTTTATTGGACCTATCGATTTTGCTTCCGTTCTAAATCGTATGGGTCTTTTATATAATAGAGCCGGTATATTGGTTGAAATCAATGACATTGGCGGGCAAGTAACAGATGTCCTAGCAATGGATTACGGCTATGAAGACTTACTTTATACACAAAATTCGGGAAGAAGTGGTAAAGTATTAAGTGGTGGATTCGGAAAAAATGTAGATAACGGAATCAGAACAACTAAGACCGTAAAAGGAACTGGTTGCTCTATGCTTAAAATGTTAGTTGAGCAAGGTCAGTTATTCATAAGAGACTTTGAAACAATTCAAGAATTAAGCAGATTTTCTAAAAAGGGTAACTCTTTTGAAGCAGAACCCGGTTTTCATGATGATTTAGTGATGAACCTTGTTTTATTTGCATGGATGACTGAACAAGCATATTTTAAAGATATGACTGACATAAATACTTTAATTAAATTAAGAGAAAAAACAGACGAGCAAATTGAAGAAGAAATGTTGCCTTTTGGCTTCGTTAATGACGGCGGTGACGATGTTTGGGATGATGACGGTCTTGTACTATGAAAAAGCTCAAAAAAAGCAAATTAGTAATTTTATAAATAGAAACAGCAATATATGATAAAAACGCGTTTCTAATTTAAAAAGGAGAAAAACATGGCTTTTTCCGTAAGTCCTTCCGTCATTGTTCGTGAAGTGGACGCATCGCAGGCAGTACCTGCAGTTGCGACACCACCAGCAGCAGTGGCTGGTGTATTTAGATGGGGTCCAGTAAACGATCCTATTCTTATTACATCAGAAAACGAGTTGGTTGATCGTTTTGGTAAGCCAACCGATGATAACTTTGAAACATTCTTTACTGCCGCAGATTATTTAGCTTATTCTAACGCATTATATGTAGTACGTGCCGACGTTGGTACAAAAGCAGATTCAACTAACATTGTTTTAGACGCGAACAATGATATTGACACTGATCAAACTGTATATGGTGCATTTGAAGCTAAATACAAAGGCGAGTTAGGTGATTCAATCGAAGTTGCTTGGGTTTCATCAGGTGGATTTTCAAGTGAATTCGTAGGTGTAGGTGATGTACCAGAAGATTCAATCTGGGAATCTGTAGATGGTGATGCAAACACAAGCCCAACAGCTCAAGAATTTACATTTAACACCGACGAAGTATCTTTCCAAGTTGCAAACACAGCTCAACTAGGCACTCTTGCAGCAGGCGACATTCTTGTAATTGGTAACGACAGTGTCGGTTATCAAGAGCTTGAAGTTACTTCATTCTCAGAATCAGCTAATACAAACTTAGGTGCTAACACTGATCCGGATGCAACTGATGACGACTACATCCAGTTCTATG